CTAGTACAACACCAGAAGACATTAAAGGAATGTAAGGACAATAGAACGCTGGTGCGTCTGCCTCACTTGCTCCTTTGTAACCAACTAGTACGTCTGTACCGTCTGAAGCGTAAGCGTCAACGTATACTCTCATTGCACCGTTTAATGTACCAACGAATTTAGTGTTAGTAGGTGCTTCAAAAGTACCTTCAGTTGTTCTTGCGAACGCTGAAGTTGATGCTGATTGAAGAACTGTTAAAGCAGTTGGAGATACTACAGCGTAGTTTCCAGCGCCTCTTCTTGTTCTTGTTGCGATTTGGTTAGCAACTCTGTTGATTAACACAGCCAATGCCGCGTGTTCATCACCAACGAATGTTGCAGTACCTGACACAGCCGCTTGGTCAAAAGTCTCAGAAGCCGAACCGGCTAATGTTCTTAATGAACCAATGATCTCTTGGTCGATCTCAGCAGTGATCTCTTGGGCTAACGCCGCCATGATTTCTGCTTCTACATCGATACCTTGCTGTGCTTGAGCATCTTGAGCCGCTTCAAATGTCCATCTAGCACTTAATTTTCTAGACTTCGCTTCAACGGGTTGTTTCAAGATCTGGATTGATAATCTCTTACCAGGTGTTCCCTCTAAAGAGGCAGTTGATGCACCTTTTGGAGTAGAGTTGTTCTGGTTACCAGAGTATGCTTTCGCAATTTTGAATGGAGATAATGCTTCTTCACCTGCAGTCGTGTTTGACGCAACTGTGTCTGCATATCTTATTCTTAATGTGTGGATTTGACCTACAGGACCAGTCATTGGTTGTACACCAACGATCTCGTTTGCAATAACAGTCGGCATAACCCTTCTGATTACTGGTAGGATAACCCTGTTTAACGTAGCAACGTTACCTGCAGATGTGGCACCAGCAGTTGATTGTTCTGCTAAGTATCTTTTTGTGTTTTCCAACACAACATCCATAGTTTTTTTCTTGTTGCCTGCTAAACCTTCGGTTAGAGCTTCTTTAGTTTCGCTCCATTTTGATTCAAATATATCTGACATTTGATTCTTTCCCCTTAGTTTGTTGTTATATACCCGCTAACTTACGGATATTTGTTAAGTCAGCATCTTCCCTTTGTGCTCTGTCGCCGCCTGACTCGGAAAGCACTTTCGCACCCTCTCTTGTCACAGCCTTGTCAGCCATCACGTGTGGTAGATACTTGTTGAACGAAGCCTCAAGTTTTGATGTTGAAACTGATTCCAACAGTTGACTCATTACTTCACTCTTTTCTTTGCCCAATGGTTTGAGCATCTCAGCCATCTTTTCCTTACGTTCCATCAAGTCGGCTTGTCTTTTGGACTCAGCCTCTTTTGACTCAATCACCGCTTGTTTCTCTTCGATAGCCTTCTCCGCGTCTTTCAACTTCATTGCAGTTTCATCCACAACTTTCATTAACTTCGCAGTCTCAGATTTCTCATTCAAGTAAGAATTCTGGTACTCAGAAGCAAACGCTTCGAATATTTTCTTGCCGAAGTTGACAGTTCTCGCCGCTGTGATGTCTTCCTTCAGAGATTTCAACTCTTCAGCAAGTTTTTTGTTTACAGCAGACTCTACAACTTTAGCAGATCTTGTTATGAAAGCCTCTTTCATCTTGGCCATTTGTTTTTTGGCTTCGGCTACTAGTTTGACTTTCGTTTCCACAACGCCTTTTTTGTCTTCATGGAACTCTTTGATTTCTTTTGCAAGAGCGTTTACTACGAACTCTTCCATTTTCTTAAAGTTTTCATGAACACCTTTTCTGTCGCTGTGTAGTTCTTTTAACTCTTCTGTTAATTTTCCTAGAATGAATGATTCTAGTTTAGCAGAATGTTTGCCTACGTTTTCTTTGTAAGCGATTTTTTCTTGTGCAAGTGCTTTTCTGTCTTCAACGAACTTGGTGATCTCTTCAGATAACTTCTCGTTCATCATAGAGTCGATCGCTTCGATCATGTTTGCTTTGTCATGCTCGTATCTTTTAGCGAATTCTTCTCTCAACTCAGCGCCTACAACTTCTTTGTTTTCTTTGATTTTCAAGTCCCAAGCCTCTTGGATGCCTTTTTGAACATCTTCCGAGATTGCTCCAGACTCTACTAATTTTGATATTGCGTCTATCATTTTATTTCAGGTCCTTTATTATGTTTGTTAGTGCCTCTTTCAGGAACTTTTGTGCTTTTGCATCATTTCTAACTTCAGCCGCCAAACCTTTTGCCATGTTACCACCTTTGGTGTTCATTAGGTGTTCGTAAATTGGCGTTGGATAAGCACCCGGTGCCGAAGGTTGGGCCACAACATCTACTGTGATGATCTCAAAGTCTGAAACTTCACCGCTTCCGTATTCGTTCATGTTTCCAGAACCTCTACTTGAAACGCCTAGTTTCACACCTGATTCCAACATAGTTTTGACAAGTTGACCCATTGGTGTTGGTAGGATTTTCATCTTACCGTATCCATTTGGACCGTCCATCCACATCTCAGTGATCATATGTGATACACGATCCAAATTAATCTTTAAATCATCAGGGTGATCTACTTCACCTAACACAGAGTATCCAGAACTGATCTGATCATTCAGTGTTTTTGTCGCTTTCGCGATTTCTTGCACTGGATAGATCCTTTGATTAGCGTTCTTGATCCCACCTTGAATACAGATGCCCTTCATGTACAAATCCTTACCGTCTTTTCCCTCGTGTAAAACCTGTACTCTGGCCTGATCAAATGTTAGATTCTCTCTTAGATAAAGTGAACTCATCCGATGTCTCCGTTAAATCAACAATTACTTAGAAGCAACTGGTGATTTTGCTGATTTGTCTGAACCGTCTGCTGTAGCGGGTTTAACCTCTTTCATCTTTGGTTCAGTTGTAGCGTTCATGCTCTTCGCTGTTGGAGCCGATCTTCCTTTTTCTTCTGCTCCTGCTTGGGTGATTTTACCACCTTTTGGCATTTTGCTACCTGCATCTTTCATTGGAGATGCTTTGTGGTCAGCATGGTCGGCAGTGTCCGCTTTGGCCATGTTCTTGTATTCTTTTACAGTCTCTTTGGCTTCTGCTTCTTTACCTTCCATTTCAACTTCTGGAGTTAACTCTGGTGCAACTTCAACTGACTCTTCTTTGTCATCGTCTTTTTTGCCCATCATTGCTTCGAATTCTGCTTTTAATTCATCTAAAGCGTCTTCTAAGTCAACTACTCTGTCTTCAACGTCACCTTCTGCGTCTGCTTCTGGTTCCATGTCCGCTGGCATTTCTTCGCCTTTGTCCGCATCCATTTCGCCTTCTTCTTCAGAAGAGATGTCTTTAACCAATTCGTCAGTTGCGTCGCCGCCCACTTCTTCGATTGATTCTTCTTCGGTAGTTTCTGATTCAGTTGCTTCGTCTTCGATTTCAACAACTTCGTCAACTTGTTCGTCTTTAGACTCCTCAGAAGTTTCTTCAACTTTCTCATCTTTCGCTTCTTCTGTAGTTTCTTCTACTTTCTCTTCTGTAGTTTCTTCTACTTTCGCTTCTTCTGATGCTTCAGTTTCTTTAACTTCTTCGTCTTTTGATTCAGCAGTTACTTCTTCGTCTGCTAAATTTTCGTAGATATCTCTAGATTTTTCAACTACGATCTCGTGGAATAAAGCCTCCGCTTTATCATTTTCTTCGTTTATTAGCAACTCTAATAAACTCTCAAATTTATTGTTTGACATTTTACACGTGCTCCTTCTAATTAGGTCTATTTGTACTTATAAGTGTTTGTATTTACTGTAAAGGGGTTGAAACGGTGGTGTAATTGGTGAGAAAAGGCGTATTTTGGCTAGATTTTTATCTGTAAGTCAAATTTGGCTAGAAATTCTTCAGTTGTGGGGTGTTGCATGTTGTCGGGCCTGTCAATGTCGTTGGGTTTGAACCAGCCTTTGGGTATCACACGATTGAATTTCACGTCCTTGTAATCCTCTAGGCAACGCTTGGTCTGGTTCATCCAATTGCCGTAGAAAGTGGCCTCATCACTGCGTCTTTTATAGTTTCGTGTGTCACCAAAAACGTTGTTCAACTTGTATCTGTTGTTCTTGCTGTCCTCTTTTATGCCTTGATAATCAAAACCCAGTATGTAGATCTCCTTGAATCCGTGATCGCATGCCAATTTCAGTGCTGTTGGCCCACTGCTCCAACCCAGACTGGGTTTGGACCACGTCACATGATCCATGAGTTTCTGGTGCTTTGTGTATTGATTGTTGAAATTCGAGTACACTTTATTATGTACCACGTAATCAGTTTCCGCGATCTCCAACATCATCTTGGGGTCAACTGCCACCAACCAGTGGGGTTGGTGTGTACGGTAAACGGCGTTGCAGGCATAAACCGTGCCTTTTTCCTTGAGATCGTTGATGTCGATGCCCCTACGGGACTCACCGTTACCCAGTACGAATGCTATTGTTGACATTATAACTCTAAGTTATCGTCTTGTGCAGGTTGTCCGTACATTTTTTGGACGAATACTGCTTCTTCCTTCTGTTGTGCATCGTGTGCCTCTGATGCCAATCTCATAGAGTTGATCTGTTTGAGTGTAAGTCTCGTTTTCCTTGTGTCTTCTGAGTCCAGGATTGAAATATCATTCTCAGGCTCGTATGTCTTGTCCTGTTCAAAGCCATCTGCGCCGTATGTGAAGAATTCATTCAGTTTCATAATCGTATTTAATCCTTATACCTGTCCGCCACCACCGGTGCCGCCTGGTGTCTGACCACCTGGTGTCTGTCCTGGTCCACCTGGCTGTGGTGATCCTGGTTCTGGTGCTTCTGGATCCGCTGTTGGTTCCTCGAATTGGTCTAGATCTGAACTGATTCCAGACTGTGTTACACCGCCTGATCTCAATTCATTTGATTTGCTCTGTCGTTTCTGTGGTACATTGTTTTCTTCTGCCCAAAGTTCGGCATTTCTCGCCATTTCTTCTTCAGAAAGACCAAGATATCTCTTCAGTGCAAATCTTTTACTCATGTAAGGCAAGTCCGCCACTGCTGTGAAAGTGTTTACCCTGCTTTGGTCCATTTCTGTCTGTCTATACTGTGCGAAGTTCTGTGGTGGGTTCAGTTTTATCTCAAACATGCCGTTGTCTATGTTGTAGCCTTTTGATTTGATCCAGAGTTTGAATTCTGAATCGAAAGTTTCTGCCAACATTGATTGTAATCTAGCACAATACTTGTTGAATCTCAATTCTTGGATGTATGCTGTTCCGACCCTGCCGTCATTGTACTGTTGTCCACCGTCTTCCGCACCTGTTGGTAGATAAGAACTTGGGATCCTCAGTCCCCTGAACAGTTTGTTTGTGAAGAACCTCAAGTCATCTATCTCGCCTAGGTTAGTACCGCCTGGCAGTGTGTCAACTTTAGATCCTCTACCTTCCGCTGTCTGTGGGAAGAAGTAATCTTCGTTTATACTCATTGGGTTGTATGTCGCATCGATAAAGTTTGCTCCCCCCGATGCACTCGGAATTCTTCTTTGGTTGATCTCGTTTTTCACTCTCTCAACGAACTGCATCGCCAAGTGTGTAGGCATGTTACCAACGTCAATGTAGAACACCCTTCTTTCAGGTGCTCTCTGTACCCTGTAAATTATGATCGCGTCTTCTAATAATTCTTTTTGTTTGTAAACTTTGAACACTTGTTCCAACACTGACTGTCCAAATGGGAATAGGTTGTCTAAACCATCTGACATTGACATATGGATCACGTGTTCTGCGTTTATGTTGTACGCATTCATCGTCTTGTAGAATCTTCCACCGGAGTTTCCGCCAGCGAAGCCTGACATATTGTTTGTGGCACCTGCGTTGGCATAACTTGAACCATACGCCGCAGTACCGCCGCCAGTCGTTCCGCCGCCACCGTAAGTTTGATTAGGTGTTATCTGTGTCGCTGATAATCTTTGTAGGTTAGGATTGATATCTCTGATCACATATTGTTCAGGTTTTTTGCCCTCGGACTCATTGACAACGATCCTGTCAACTTTTGCGTTGTCTATGTACAACCATTTCTGTGTTTCTGGATCTCTCACAAAGAAACAGTCTCCATACTTCAGTGCGTTCCTGAATATTCTAAAAATTCTTTTGTTGAACTTGTTTGACTTTGTCCATTGTTGAAGTGCTTTCTTCAAAAGTTTAACTTCGTGTTCTGTGGTCTCGTCCTTGAACACAAGATCAAACGGTGTCTCGTTCTCTGTGTTCTTCTGTGTTGAGAATTCTGCCAGGATGTCCAGTGCCGCATTTATTTCACTGTCTGAATCCATCTGATCATACTGGAAGTATCTCTGAATCCTGTTGGGGTGTCCTGTGTACACATCCGAGCCATGCTTTATATTACACTTTTTTATTCATTTTAGCAACCTAAACCAGTCCAACTTGGTTACGGTCTTTACGTGCTGTTGTCTCAACTGCTTTCAAGGCCCTGGATTCCACTGCTACAAGCGTATTTACGCCATTTACCATATTCGTTAAAGTCTTATTCGCACTGTTCATCTCTGTGACTAGGCTTGCCATCTTGGTCTCCAACGCGGATGTGTCAAATGTGCTCTTGAGATCGTTGTTTGCGGTCACCGTTGATTTGGTTCCTGGGGTCACCATTTCAGGTCCTCTCTCACCAACCAGGTAAGTTTTACCTTCATTCATGCCGCCACCAAATTGTTTTCCACCTGCAAAAGCACTCACGCCTCCTAGAGCCGCTCCTCCAAGCAAACCAACACCCGCACCAGCCAGGCCTCCAAATGCCAAACCAGTCAACGCTCCACCTATTGCACTTGTAATGATTCCTGCTAGTTTACCTTCTTTTGTGTCTGAAGTTGCCGCCTGTGTGGCTCCTCCTAATAGTGCGGTACCACCGCCTATAACTCCTAGCCCTTTTCCTGCAACACCTAGACCTTTTTTACCTGCACCCATTAAACCACCTAACTTGCCTATCATTCCTCTTTGTCCCAAGGCCGTACCAGCGGCGATTATGGCAACGTTCTTGGCTTCAGTGAATAGATATTTGCCTGCCAATCCTGCCGTGATTAATCCTGCGGTCAGACCCGGTGCTTTTCCAAGGGCCACTGCCAATGCTCCGCCGGCTCCGAATGTAGTTTGTATGCCACCCACCAGTCCTCCTAGCAATGGTCCAAATGCCTGTAGCAGTCCCGTCTCGATTGATTGGAACTGGCTTGATAAGACCTTCGTTGCCTGTTCAAATGTTGTCAGGTTCCTGACCAGACTTGTAGCCGATTTATTCTGTTCGTCGAATACCGCACCTGTGTCCGTCACCCTTCTGCCCAATTCAATTATGCCACCTTGCAGTGATAAAAATTCTACCTGTCCTGTGACAGTGGCTTTCCTAAATCTGTCTATACTTGATGCCGATGCATCTCTAATTCCAACCAAGGCCTGTTCTGCCGAAACAGTTCCATTAATTAGACTTCTTATTATGTTTTGTGCCTCTGGAATGTTTTGCACGAGTGCAAGTGCGGATTCCGTTACCGGGACACCTGCGTTTGCTATAAGGTCTTGGAAGCCTTCTGCCAACTGAGGTGATATGCCTCCCACTGTTGCCGCGAATCCTTGTAGCCTCTGACGTGTCTCGTCTGTCTGTCCCTGAAGTGCCGCTTGAAATCTTTCATTCGATTGTTGTTGTTCTATTTGTTGTCTAAGTTCGTCCCTTTGTTGTCCTGTCAGTTTTGCCAGTCTGTCTAACTGTTCCGCAAAATTTATTGCACTTTGAGTCCTTTGCTGATCAGTCAGTGTGTTAAGTATTCCTGTTCTTCTTTGCGAATCCAGGTTCAATAGCAAAGTTTCATTTATTTCATCAACTGTAAGTCCCAACGGAGCCAATCTTTCTATGCCAAGTTCTCTGGTCTGTGCTCCTAATCTTGCAATAGCCTGTGCACCTTGTGTTGTTGATCCGAACAGGGCCGCCAAGTTCTGTGAATTGTTTGCAACCAAGGCCGCGAAGTCGTCCAATGGCAGTGCCGCACTTGCCGCCGCCGTCCTCAGTTCAACTATGCTCTGTCCAAAGTTAGCACCCGACTGTGACAGTTGCCTAAACGTCTCGATATTGACATCTAATCTGTTACCGAGAAGTCCTAGTCCTTTGACATTGTCTGTGAATGCACTGATGGATCCTTCTCCCCGAAATGCCGCTTTGCCTAATCCTACGAAACTGTCTCCAAGTTTCTTGGAAGTTTCTAATATTTTCTCATTTTGGTCAATTAGATTTTCTGTGGAATCTATCTGTTTGTCAATGATCCCAATTAATTCTCTTCTCTTGTCCTGATCTTTCACATAAAGAGATAGGGTTCTCCTCAGTTCCTGTATTTCTTTAAGTTTAAGTTTGTTGGCTTCTAGTCCGTTCTTTGTTTCTTTTAATTTTTGCTTGTAGGCCTCCTCCCGGGCCTTACGGATGTTAGGGTCGTCGATTACCTGTTTCAGTAGTTCTCTTAATTCTTGGTCCATACGGTTAGTTTTTCGCCCTTTTTGTACGCATATAAATATTGACACCTATACGCTGTTAGTGTATATTTATAGAATAAAAAATGACGGAAAATAACAACCCATTAAACAAGTACTTCAGACAGCCGGCCATATACGTGTCGTTGCCGTCGGGTACCGACTATCCACCTCACGTTATTACACCAGCACAGACCGGTGAACTGGGCGTGATGCCCATGACGGCCAAGGATGAGATCAGGTTCAAGACACCAGATGCTCTCATGAACGGACAGGGTGTGGTGGACGTTATACAGAGTTGTGTGCCCGACATCAAGGACGCATGGCAGATCAAAAGTTATGACCTGGACACCATACTGGTTGCCATAAGGATCGCCACTTACGGTGAGACCATGGAGATCAATTTCACGGTACCGGGTGCTAACGAGAATGTGTCGCACACAGTAAATCTTCCTGCAATACTGGATCAGTTGAGATCCACGAAGGTGGACAGTGATATCGTGTTGAAGGATGGTCTTAAGATCACCGTGAGACCGTTGACATACAAGGACATGACAACAACTTCATTGAAAACTTTTCAACAACAGAAGATGTATGGCGCAATCCAAGATTCGCAACTAGCAGATGAAGAAAAAGCAAAGAGATTCAACGATGCTTTCAAGGCCCTTACAGATTTAAACGCATCTATACTTTTGAAAAACATTAACAGCATCACAATGACCGACGGCACAGAGATCACAGATCCTGCACACATCAAAGAATTCATCGACAACGCCAATGCGACACTGGTCAAAGAGATCGAAGACAAACTGACGCAACTGCGTGGACAAGGTGCGGTGAAACCACTCAAACTCAAAGCCACGGAAGAACAGATCAAGAAGGGTGCACCTGCCTCGTATGAGGTACCCGTAACTTTCGACACGTCAAATTTTTTCGTATAACCTTGCTTTCACAAACGGAATCTGACATCATCAAGACCCTGAAGGACATGGAGAATGGCCAAAAGGAACTCAAACACGAACTGGTAAAGATCAGTTGGTACATGAGGGGTGGACTTTCCTACTCGGAGGCCATGGCACTCAGTCCAACGGAACGTGAGATCATAGCACAACTGGTCAAAGACAACCTAGAGACAACCAAGAAAAGTGGTCAACCTTTCTTCTAGAATATAGTATACTATAATGGTATTGCAAAATGCAGATAATTAACACTTACATATGTCCGAAAAAGACCTAGTCAAGGAACTCAAAGCAGAAGTAGTAGAAATCACGAAAGACCGTGACGATGCTCTAGCGAAAGTCAAGAGCAAGGAGAGCCGGATGAAGCAGGTGTTGATCAAGTTGGAACACAGGGAACAGGACGTCCAAAGTTGTGGACACAAGATCGGTGAGCAGAACAAGAGGATAGCGGAACTGGAGGCCAAGTTGGAGACCAAGGACCGACTGCTGGATGAGGCACTACAGAAGATCAAGGACATACATGACGACTCGACAGAAAAATCAGACACCCACACAGACGATAAAGACCTGGATTAGGGATTTCGTCACCCGACCCAATCCCGTGTTCGGTGACCTACCACCGTGCCCGTTCGCACAGAAGGCCATCGTGGACGGCAAGGTAAAATTTCTAGAACTGGACGGCATAGGCGAGTTCGGCACCATATTCACACACATCTGGGACTTCGACTTCGACGAGCAGGACGTGTTGGTGATCATAGCGGAGCCAGACCAGTACACCGCAAAGGAGACGGTGGAGATAGCGGAAAAACTCAACTGGGCGTTCATGCCACGTGACATCGTGATACTGGAGGATCATCCCAAGATAAAAGAGAAGGTCAAGCAGGTCAAACTCAACAACGGCCACTACATATTGTTCCTGGCACAGCGTCTCAGCAAACTCAACAGGTATTCCGAGATGTTGGAGAAAGGTCCCTACTACCGAAACTGGTCTAAGACTTATCTTGAATCAGTGAAAGGTTTCCGACGTCCCGCAAAGACTCGATCCTAGAGTCACGCTTACACAATCTACGGTACTGTTTCTTGTTGCGGCTCCACTCCGTGCCGGTCCACCACTCGAATCCCTTGTAATTGGCCTTGTACTCCGAGCTCAGTTCATACCCGGAACCCATGTAGAAGTAACTGACGTAGTTGTCGGCGGCCCACTCTATCTCCAGGTCCAGCGTGATGTCCGATATGGGCACTGTGTTGGCGTGTATCACTGACTCCAGGCCGTGCAGGTCCCGGCTGTCGTAACTGTCCACGGTGCTGTAGTGCTCGTCCTCCCAACGGTAACGCTTCTGCTTGGTGAAGCCCAGGATGTTGTCAGCGGTGCCGGTGTAGAATATCATGAACTGGTCACGGGCATTGTAGTTGGAGAATGGGTCGTAGTCCTGTGTGAACTTCTTCCTCTTCATGTACTGTGAGTAGATGTGTGGCAGTCCCAACAGTTTGACCATCTCGGATGCGTCGATTATCTTGACTCCGATGTCCTCGCCCTCGTACTGGTGTTGCTTGTATCTGGGCTTGTACAGGTCCAGGTTTATCCGGGTGCTACGTGATTGGTAGAACACCTCACGTCCCATCACTGGGTGGTCCAGCGCCAGCCATCCTCGGTCCAACGCCTCGTGTTCCTCGTCAGGCTCAACAATGGCCATGGGCCTGCATATAACCAGATCCTGGTGTTCCTGTTTGCCCAGAGTGTGATCGAAGATTAGTTCCATCGTACAGTACTTAATGGATCGCTTTTTAACTTACGCAGTTGTAAAACTAAATGACGCAGTTATGCGTCGCCTGTGGTAGATGAGCAGTCACAATTCGGCTATTTCTAGCCGAACCGACTTGAACCCTGTGGTGAGTTCGCAGTCACTATACATCGCTACCGTAGTTGGGCGGTTGTGCTGTACCCATTTGCTCATTCATTACAACGCGAGCCTACCAAACCCTTGTATAATAGTTCTTGGTAAACCTGGGGATTATCTTTTTCTAAGAGCCCCATCATTTTTTGCTGTGTGCATCTAAGGATTCACCTGTCGCCTTGTCGGCCGCATTTCCTTGCTCACTGGTTGCGATGCTATGTTTGCCTATGAGATTTTTTGAGAAATTGTAGTTTGCCTATCGCACTTGTTTATACGAGTTTTCTTTCTGGGTCAATCTTTTTGGCTTTAAATACCACGATGACGTGGACCCACCAAGGAAATGAGATTACCAGCCTGCCCGAGGACGTGGTGGGATTCGTTTACCAGATAACCAACACCACCAACGGTAGGATGTACATTGGCAAGAAGTTGGCCAGGTTCAAGCGCAGTCGTCCACCACTCAAAGGCAGGAAGAACAAACGTAGGTACAAGGTGGACTCGGACTGGCAGGACTATTATGGGAGTAGTGACGAACTCACGGCGGACGTGTTGAAATTAGGCAAGGAAAATTTCACTAGGGAGATTCTCTTTTACTGCCATTCAAAAGCAGAACTTTCATATGTGGAGGCACGTGAGCAGTTTGCCCGTAAAGTTCTAGAATCAAACGATTACTATAACGGCCACATTCGGGTTCGTGTACACGGAAAAGGGATATTGAAAAAATGAAAACAGTGTTGCCCGAAACTTATAAAAAATACGGTTACAAGTTGTTCGACTGCTCCATGGAGGAAATGCGTCAGTACAATAGTGATTGTTATGATTTAAAAAAAATGGCCAACCCTTCTGAAAAGTTTGATTATGTCGCATTTAAAGATGTCGAAACTGCGGTTAAAAAAATCAACAGTGTTTTCATACCCGCAGAACACGGGGATCTACCTTACATAGAATGGAGTTTGCAAGATTCGGGCCAACTACTGATCAAAGAGATATGGTTCTATACCTATGCGGACCAACAGCTCTATCAGTGTGCCGTAGAAAGAGCATGGGCACTGGGAGGACATTTAGATCTACGAACGGAACAACACTATTATGATTAAACAACAGAACATCTTTTTTGATAATTTGTTAGATTTCAATAGCACGGGAGGTGGCATGTTGGAGAATGATACCGAAACACTTAATTTATTTTTCCATGACCATTGTAACAGTAATTCGTTATCGTTGATTGGAAATTACTTAGAATGGAAGCCTAGTATTTGGATGGAGTTCGAACAAGAAAAAATAGAGAAATTAAAAGAGATCAATATTGTTTCCTTGTTGGGAGATCTCACTGCTCTGCAATCGTATTGTAAGAAACTATTTCCAAAGGTAACAATAAATTATCATGCTCATAATTTAAGTCTTCAAATTAGACCTATACGAGATACTCTGTCTCGAAGACCAGCAGTACCTGTACACAAGAGTATAAGAGATCTTGCATTTCACACATCCATAGGTACTATGCGATTGAACCGATACATATTGCTGAAATTTTCTTTAAAACACGGCTTCGATATATTTCATCCGGCTATCACGTATAATCTGAGCAAAGATTTCGAAAATCAGATCAGTCGATGTCTCTCTACAGCAACACAACAACCGACAGTTTTACAACAAAAAAGAATGTTCACAGAGGAAATAAATGACCCTCACGAGTTTAATAAAAAGCAGATATCAATGTTAAGTGACTCTTATTTAAATTTTGTAACAACTTTTCCAAACACTGACATGTTCAGACACGGGCATGATGAAAAATATTTTGATACAATACTATGTAAAACTGTGCCTTTTATGCTGTGTGAAAAACACAGCAACAGCACCGGAGTGGAGCCATTAGGGTTCTTACCCTATGTGGGATTTGATTTAAAGAGTGATGGCATTGATAATCCTGTGCTACGATGGACATCTCTGTTGGATGACAATGAGAATATTTTTAAAGATAAGCAACGAGTGAAGGAGTTATACGATAAAAATCAACAAGTGATAGAACACAATTATAATAGATTGGTTAATACTGACTGGGAGGCTGAGAGATTGGCACAATTCGATATACTACCAACTTTCATCAAAGAATATTTGAATTCCTTAAAATAAAAACCCCCAACTCGCTAAAGCCGGGGGTCCTATGGTTTTGCAAAATCCAATGATCGATTACGCCGACTCTTTGGCCGCGTTCTTGACTTCCTGAATTTCTTTTCTTCTTGCTTTGATCAGTTTAGATAAGTTTGCTAGGGCCTTTCTGGCTCTTGTTGCAGAGGCTTTTACACCCTTATCAACGAACTTCCCATTCTCTTCTGAGTAAGTTTGTATCTCTGTCATGATAGCATCATGTGTTTCATTTGACATATGTTTTTCTCCTTCTATTGTCGTACGATATAATTAATTAACATATGTTTAATTTAAGCACACAAGATGTGGTTTTGTCAATAGAAAAGTCTCCTTTGGAAATACTTAATGGAATAGTGTATCAAGAGTACCATAATTTTTTTGGTGATGGCTTTAATTTACCAGAGTTAAAAAACAGAAATTTTGTAAAGTTGGAGTTTCAAGAAGATTTACCAAGGGTTAGATTAGATTATAAGGACGAATTGATGAAAAGTATCAAGGTGTTCTTCATGAACACAAATATTACTCACGCTCTAGAAAAAAAGTTCAGTACAGAATTAAAATTTGAATCAGTTGACATTTGGATAGATGATGAAGGTTACACTCTTCTACCACATATTGATGATGGAAGAATTAAGTTGGCATTGCAAATATATCTTGGAGACAACAATGTTGGTACAAGTCTGTATGCAAACAACGGAAATATAAAAACTTTTGAATACAAATTTAATTCTGGATATGCATTACTCGGTAATGCCAAGAGCTTTCACGGATTAGATGTCCCGGTAAAGAACTCAGGGCGGATAAGTCTGTACGTTAGGTATTCCTAATATCCAATATATCGCTCTGCACTTAGATCAAAAATCATGTTCTTTTCGAACTGCCAATCCAAATAGACGTCGCTGAATTTTTTTGCAATATTATCGTATTGCTCTTTCGTTTCCATGTGCCCTGGTTCAAATATCTGTGCGTTGTGATGTTCCAGATTGTGTCTGTACACTATGAAGTTTAGTGTTAACTTCTCTAGTCCGTAACCGATTGGTTTGCTTGTGAATACAAATATTTTTTTTGCTTTAGAAAAAAGTAAAGGTAAGTTGTCGTTGCCGTTGCTACCCATGCCTTTTGCCGTGTGTATCAGTGTGTCATACACTGGTAAATTACGTATACAATTCCTGTCTGTGAGATCCAGCATGTCTTTTCCGTAGTAATCTCCGTCGATGTATTGTTTTAAACTGTTCGCTAAGAATCCGTTACCGCCTGTTACTAGTGTCGTCATACAATTATGTCCACATCATTAGCATAGTTGGTAAACCCATTCTCTTTGACCACTTTTAATACAGAGTTCACTCTGCTTACCAATTCGTCTTTGTGTGAGATGAGGAATATGTTCTTCTTCTGTGTCCTACTCATGTCTTTTAAAACTGCCATGGAACTCTCAACACCGGATATATCCATGCCGGCGTCCACAAGTTCATCAATGAACAGCAAGTTGATCTGTTGATAAAGACTCTCCCATACATCTCTGAACGCCCAGCTCAGACTCAGGATCAATCTGTTCCGTTCACCCCTACTCAAGTTATCAAAATCCAGTTCTCTGCCCAGTTCCTCGATACGCACAGTGAGATCCGATTGGAAAGTTACCGTGTGTGGCAGTTTGACCTTGCCCAAGAAGTATGCCAGTCGTTGGTTCAAGTATGTTAAGTTTTGTTCTATGATTCTTGTTCTTATGAATGAGTCTTTTGCAGTCAATAATTTATACAAGAACTCTTGGTGTCTGTGCAGGTCTTCCAACTCGTTTGCTTTTTCGTAGTCGATTTCTTGTATGGCCGATTTCTTCATCTCCGCTATCTGTTCTGCGTAGGTGTCTTCTTTTTTCTCTGTCTGCTCTAACTGTCTTTTTAGGTCCTTCAGAGATCCTTTGTGATTGAATGCCTCGTCTATTGTGTCGTAGTACGTCTCGGGTGTCTGACCGAGGTCTCCCACTTCCTCTATGCCCTCTTGTATCTTAGCAAGATCTGTTTTCAGTTTGGTCACGTAGTCCGTGGATTCTGTGAGTTGCACTTTCAATTTGTCTACCAGATGCGTGTGCTTGTCGTCGTGCAGTTCTTGTTCACATGTGGGACATTTCTGTTGTTCAGCGTATTCTAGGTCAGCATTTGTTTTTGTCACAGTGCTTTCTGCCTTTGTGAGACTGTTCTCGTGATACGCTTTCTCCTTCTCCAGGCTCCTCAGCATGGTCTGTAGTTCGTTTCTCTTTTGCAGTTTCTTGTGTTTTTCGATCTCGATCTCGCTGTCCACTTTTTCCAGTTCCGCTATCGCTTCCTTGAAACTTGTGATGTCCTCTTGTTTCTGTTTGGCCCAAGCGTTTGATCTTATCTGCAGGCTTTCTATGGACTCCTGTATCTTTTCATTGCTGGCCACCCTGGCATCTATCTTCAACTTTTCTTCTGTGAGCATCTGTTTGGTTGCTTTCTGTTTCTCTTTCAGGAGATCCGCTTTCTGTGACAGCAGTGTGATACCCAGCAACTGTTCTATTATCTCCCTCTGCTCTGCCTGTTTGGTGGACAGGAACGGTTGTGTGTAGGTGTTCAGTGCTATGATGTTCTTGAACATGGAATGGGTCATGCCCATCAGTTTGTTGATCTCTACCTGTGTCTCCCTGTTCTCACCTTGTGCTTCGTTGCTCTCGCTGTTCTGTTCTATGTCATTGGCATAGAATCTAAATATCTGTGGTTTACGTCCTCGCTCGATTGTGTATGTGACGCCGTTCTTTATGAACTTGACGCTGACCAACATACCTTTCTCGTTGGTCTTGTTCACGAGATTGTCTCTCCTGATGTTTGTTAATGCTTCACCAAAGAACACGTAACTCAGTGCATTGATGATTGTGGTCTTACCTGTGCCGTTCCTGGCACCAGCGTCATCACCTCCCAAATCCATGTTCTCACCAATCACAAGCACCAGGCTCTTGTTGGAGAAGTCTATGGCCTGGGCCTGGTTGCCCACACTCATGAAGTTCTTTACTGTGAGTTCTTTAATCGTTAACATTCTTTTTACGTCTTCTTTTTTCCTATGTTTTCTATTGCTTCGTATTCTTCCAACGACGATGAAAGGGTGTGATCCTCGACCCATTTTTTGTAGCCTTTCAACCATTGCTCCTGTGTTGGAGGATTTTTGAACATGTCAAATATATCAGACTTTGTCATTTTAACTTCGAAGTCGCCTTTGAGTGCTTTTATCAATTTTCTTTTACTAATTCGTGACATCTAGATCGTTGTAAATTGCTGTTAATACATTCTTGTCATACACTTCCGAGTCCACTCCCTGCAACTGTTTGATAACGATTTGATCCACGCTGTCAAACTTCTGCACTTCCACCAATGGTTGCTGTGCGTTGTCCACCTGCTCGGGTATCAGTTGTAGTTCCCTCAGTTGGTACTTGTCTATGAATGTTTCTCTCACGAAGTTTGCTTCTTCATATGAAATCTTTATATCCAGTGTGACTCTCACGTACATCTTTGGTTTTAGGTACTTGTCTGGATCTTCTAATAATTCTGATACTTTTATTGTGATGTACCTTGGCATCTCCGGCCAGTTTATGAATTTTGGTTCTCCACCGTATTCCAAGATCATCATGCCCCTGTCGTCATCCCAGGCGTCTGCGTAGTTGTGTGGGAAGGCGTTGCCCATGTATGTGACGTTCTTCATGTACTGCCTCTTGTGGAAGTGTCCTGAGAACACTTTGCCACATCCTGCGAAGTGGTCCGTCTGTATTCCACCCACGTCCGGCATCTCCACCATGGCGTTCATTTTGAAGTATGGCAGTTCGAAGTGTCCGAACACGTACTTCTGTTTCATCTTTTCGATCTTCTTCCATTCGTCTTCTACTATCCACGGCAGTATTGCAACGTCGTCCTCTACCAGCCATTCGTTGACGATGTGTATGTTTGGAATGTTCCTGATGTATTCCATCGAATTGATTTCTCGCTTGTCTCGGTAGTACAGGTCGTGGTTCCCCATGATCACGTATACCTTTTCAAATGCCGCACCCAGTCTTTCCATGTTGGAGACTGTGTAGTTCATCGTGGAAACGTTGGTGGCAGATCTGTGATGGTGCCAGTCACCTAGGAATATGCAGGTCTCACATCCGTGCAGTTTGGCCTGTTCTATGAACCATATCACGAATGCCTCGCAGTCGTCGTTGTGTATACGACTGTTGCCTTTAAGTCCGAAGTGTATGTCCGTGAAACACGCTACCTTCTTAAAAAACATCTTAGTATTTTACCATTTCTTCTTCACGACCGGTTTGTGATTGGTCATGTCGATCTTGTTCTTGAATTTCACCTCATCGAAGTCCTCAGAATCAAGTTTGCCTTTTTTCTTCAAGGTCTTGTTCAGTTTTTTCAATGTGGTCTTGTTCACTTCATGCACGTCACCGTGTGCGGTCTTCATTCTCTTCTGGTATGAAGGTCCTGCAGTCTCGTTCTCGTTCTGTCTGGTGAAACTAGGCATCATGCCGTTGAACTCCAGCAAGTCATCTCTGATCGCTTGATTCTTCTTTTCAATGTTCAGTATCCTGGTGAAACTGTTCGTGATGGCCGCCGTGTAGTATGCGAAAGGGTTGTCTGATTTGGATTCATCGAACTGTAGTCCTATCTGTGATAGTTGCATCAATGCCTGCGACTGCATCTCGTCGTTGTATGTGTAGCCTCTCCAGTTTGCCCTGGTTCCGTATCTCTCACACAACTTCATGTACATCATGGCCAGTTGGTTGGTCATCTTGCCGTGGTCCACTGAGAAGTGTCCGTTGCTCATGCCACCTATCCAGTGTGATTTGCCCACGCACACCAGTTTGTCTTTCTTGTCAAACTTGTAGTGCTGGAACGGTGGGAAGTTGACCTTGTGGTGATGGTCCGCCGTTGTCTTGGGATTCTTCTTTCTCTCGTCGTCCATGGGCACGTGATCGAACATCATGACCCTGAATACAAGGTCCGTCTTGTCTATCTTCCTTGGACTCACTGTGTAGTCCACTAATTTTATCTTCTTCAATCCCGCCGCCTTGGCCTCCTCCCACGCTTCCTGTGTGAGCCTCTTGGCCTTGGCCTTCCTGGCCTGTGCCACAGCACTGGCGTTGACCTTCTTCAGGTTGGGCACGATTAGATCATACTGTGCGTCCTCGGGTGTGACGTATGAGCAGTAGGTGTTCTTGCTGGCATGTATCTGTAACAACAGATCTCGATTGTTTAGGTACTTTACTCTCTTCATAATTTGTTCTCTTTATATTGTGTTGATTCGTGCCGTATGGCGAATTAAGTGTGCCTAAAATAATGCCTATAAATATAGTTAAAGTATACGAAATTTTACAAAGGAAAGCAACCATATAATGGCATTCGGAGAC